TTTAGTGTGTATACTCACCTCCCCATACTGGGGTGTTTTTCTAGTGTTTTCTCACTAAAAATCTAGGTCACTCTTGTTCACATCGAGCAAATTGAAAGTCGGAGTATGGTAAGCTTCATCGAACGCATTCTTGTTTACCAATACTTGCCAGCTAGGAAACCCTGCAAAAAGTTCCTGTGGGGTTACACCTTTTCTCCTCATTGCTCGTAAATCATCATAAGGTAAGGCTTCCAACATTTCCTTAATTTTTTCTTCTGCACCCTGCCCCAAGATCTGAAAACACGCCTTGTAAATGCAAAATAGTGCATCATAGGCTGCTCTATTTGATGCATAAGTTCCATACGCGTGACCCAAAACTGACAATACTACGTCCACTACTCCCCTTTCTTCACCTTTTCCTCCAATCAGAGCTCGAATAACAAACTCCCATGTTTCCCTGAAAGGAAGATATCGTGGTTGGTCCTTTCCTTTCTCCTGGTTTTTCACAAATTGGTACTTGAGAAAAGTTAGACCGAGTTCTGTTATCGAACCCCACCCGTCTACCTTTGATAGAAAAGACAAACCATCCTTCATTTCACGAACATCAACATCAAAGAATACTTTCATAAAGTTCTGAAATTCTTTCCCTGAGAACCAGTATGCTACCATTTCATCCTCCGATTTATTCCACGCATGATCATCCCCATAGACTATTAAAAAAATAAGTCGAATCAGCGCATCTTCAAGTTTGTCTCGCTGATGTGGAGGGGCTCTAGATATTTGTTCATAAGCAAACAGGAAAAAGTACATTCCCATTATCCATGAATCCATGTGAGACGTATTAAAGCAACCACTCGGAACACCTCCTTGCTGAATTGCCCAGAGCTGACCAATCATGTGCGTAATCCTGGTTATAATATTCTTAGTTATCCACTCCACCATTAATGTCCGTAATTCATGAGGTACCGTATCTTCCATCTCATAGTAAAGGGTTTTCGAAAAGTATGCGTGAACCATTTTCGCTATTGTAGACTGGTCGAAATTTTTTACATCCCCCTCAACCAAAATCTTCTTCCATTCATTAGAAGAAAAAATTCCTAACATCCTTGCCAAGATATCTGCTCCTCCCTTACTCCACTTCCCACCGATCCTAATAAACCCTCTCCTTTCGTGAAACATTCGTGGTTTCGATACCATTCGTTCCATCATGACAAAGAGTGACGTTGGTATAACAAATATTCGAACTTTATTAATCCAGTTGAGATATGATTCTGTATTCTTCTGATGCTCTTTTGAGAAAAACATTTCCACTTTTTCTTTTATTTCCCAGTAGTTGGCTGGGTCTGTTCTCTCACGAGTCAGAAACTGAATTAACGTTGCCATGTCCTTGTCG